GGAACAACAAGGCACTCTCGTTTAAAGTCCGAGATCTTTCTTAGTTAGAGCAACCAAGATCTGATCTTTTAGGACGGGGGGCACATATGATCGGTGCTCTCGTCTCCCGCCCTCCCTGCAGGCTGAAATCCGTGCAAGTAGTCCAACATACCACTGACAACGTCGTTATAAGCTTTACAGACGTTATCGAAGGTAAGGTCGTACACCTCGCGACAAAAATCGCCGATCTCTTCGGGTGAAACAGCTTGTGTCTCCTCTATGATCTCAGTCACTTTTGACGCCCCAATCTTGTTAACAAACTTGTCAACTGACCGTAGATTGGGGCTGTCTGAAGCAATCTGACTACCGCGAGAGAGAATGTCCCGTATCACTGGCACGTTTCGATGTTCGTAAGCGGCGCACAAGAGTTTGCCACTTATATAGTCTGCGTCGTTTACCTCCTGGTTGGAATTGGCCCGGAGGGGCAGCTTGCTCAAAACGCGTCCGAATTGCGGCACGTGACGACCACCGCTGTTCGACATGATACCACGCGACCGGTAAAAAGTCGCGTGCACACGTGGTGCCACAGGCATAACTTCGGCCACCATGCCCGAGTTAGTGGCGGCTGCCTCGATGGCAACTTTAACCTCCTCGTGGACCAAAGTAGCTGGCCTGCTCCCATTGTCGATCACAGCTAGGTAATCGTCGCCTCCGTGGACGTTCACCGATGATGTGATGCTAGCTGCCTCAAGAGCAGAAAGCATGACACACATCGAGACGTAAGAGTTTCCGGTGGTTGTGGTCGTTTCGCCACTCCACCTCTCTCCGTCTACAGTTCCCTCCATACCGAAGCGCGTCCAAATGTGCACTTTGGTATTACGAGCGAACTCGCGAACGAACCAGTCAGGTGCGCCCAATTTTCTGTAGAAAAGCGCTTCGAAGCGCCGAAACTCTACAGACTGGCTCCCGTCGTTATTCTTCATGTCGCTCTCCAGAGCAACCCCAGGGGCGGCGAGTATCTCGGAC